TGCTCTCACGAATCAGGCCGCGCTGACGGTTCCTCTCATGGAAAAGGCCTACGCCTACGCCTGCTCTTGGTGCGAGGCCCGCGGCGTCAAGGTCCCCTCGCAATTGCGCTTGGTGCCCAATGAACGCCCCGCCGTCTGACGCCCAAGCCAACCTCAACCGCCTGGCCGACTTCCTGAGCCGCCTGGAAGCCCATCCCGAACGACTCAACCCTGAATGGCTAGCCCAACAAGCAAAGACCCCCGCCTAGCCCCCGGCAGGACCGGGCACCGGGGCTCACGACCCCGGGCTAGGAATTGACAACCTCAACCACGGTGAGATAGCGGGTAGCCGCTTTCGAGGAAATGCACCGGACAGCGTTCCCGTCGAGATGACGGCAATAGCCACTAAAGGGCCGCTGGGTTACCAGCCCAGCCGCCCCGGCGAGAGTTGAGGCACAGGATACCAACCAATTCGGCTAGCCCATTGTTTGACGGCAGGGGGCTCGCCGGGGGAATCGGGGCGGCGTTATGAACCGCCCCGGTCGGTTCCCCACCCGGTCCCGAGGGGCCTGGTGCAGAGCCGATGAATTCAGACTAACCGAGTTAGCGACCAAGCGTTTCCAGGTTAAGGAGATTTACAATGCCCAACCCGCAAATCGATACCAAGCAAGTCCTGAACTGGCTGGACCACCTGCGCCAGGAACGGACTGAGAACTTCTGCCAGAACGGGGAAATCCTCGGCAACCAGCGCCGGGCCAGAGAGTACCTGGTCAAGGCTCAGTCTCACCTCAACCTCGACCACCCGGCCTATTCCTTCGTCTTCGCCGCCTATGGCTGCGTCAACTCGAGCTTCAAGTCTGAGGAGAGCGAGGACCTGCGACACAAGGGATTCGATGGAATCACCGAGCGAACCGAGCCTCTGATCCGCGCCCTCATCGAGTTCTACGAAACCCACAAGAACAATGCCTAGTCCCGTACCCACGCGGCGAGGGAAGGGGCAGGGCCTTCCCCTGGGAGTTTAGACACAAGCATAGTTTATTTACAAACGTTTGTAAAGTGAGGTTCACAATGCAGCAAAAGACGCGAATCACCGCCCTCACCGTCCTGGAAGGGCGCGTGGAGAGGACGCTTCCGGAAAAGGTCAGCGCGTTCATGGGGACGACGCTCGGCACGGCGCTGGGGCTGGGCTTGTTCCTGGCCCTCTACGCGCTGGTCGGCACGATGGAGTTCAACGCCCTGAGCGGGCTTTAGAGAGGAGAGAGGGATGCCCATTTTCCACATCGAAGCGCGCGCCGTCGCGTCCAAGTACCTCGGAAAGCTTGAGGCCGACTCCAAGGAAGATGCGATCGACCTGGCCTATGAGCAAGAAATGGACCATAAGGCCAACTTCACCATTTGCCACCAATGCGCGCGCAAAGTCGAGATCGGAGACATGGAACTCGAGGCGACGGAAGACTAACGCCCCGCCCCACTCGGGCGGGTTGCCTTTTGAAGGAGAGAAGGATGCTTATCGCCATCAAGGAAGCGGAGACGCTTCTTTCAGGAGCCCTGCGAGCCGCCGAATCCGGGCGGCTTTTTTCTCGCCAGCAAGCAAACGCCATTGCGGAGTCCCTGCTCCCCCTGGCCGAGCGTCACGGCTGGGCTGTGTCGGTTGAAGCCGTCTTCCCCTTCCGCGTCTTCCTGGGCGTCTCGAAGCGGTCTGGCCTGACGATCCACCCGGCCCACGGACAGCCGTCCTTCAAGCGGACGGTGAATGGCCTGACGATGGATGCGGGGCGGGACGTGCCGATGCAGGCGGTTCCGCTCTACGCCGAAGCCCTGGCCCTCAGCATCGTGCGGGCTCAGGCGGAAAGGAGTGCGGCGTGACGGAGCGGAGAAAAGAAAGGACCCTCAGCCTGTGCCGGGAAGCGGGGCTGAGGGTCGAGAGCCAAGGTGTTTGGACTCTGTACGTGAGTATAGCACAGCGGGAGGTGGGGTGATGGACGTTCGAATCACGCTGGACGGCGACCCCACCTGCCCCCACTGCGTCAACGGCATCGTCCAGGTCGAAGAGGAGCGGCGGTGCTGCGACGGCCACGCCTGCGCCTGCTACGGGCAGCCCATCGTCGACGTCATCGGCCAGGACTTCTGCGCCTGTCCCGAGGGACAGTACCGGGCTGCCGTCGAAGCCGGGGTGATTTGCGATGAGGCCGAGCGGGGGGCGCTCGTGTTTGTGGAGGGCTGGTGATGGAAACAATGCAACCCTACCTCGTCATCCAGCACGGCGAGAATCTTGCCGAGTACGTTGCCTCCGAAGTCGATCGCCGCCTCTCCGTCTCAGACGAAAGCTTCGATCACGCCTTCGGGACCGAGCGCCGGTATGGCCTAGCCTACGAGGTGCCTAGCAAGCTCCTCTTCGTGGTCCTGCACCCCGAGGACCTGCCCGAGAGCTTCCACCGCGCTTTCACCGTGGGCGGCTGCGACGGTGAGCACCGGGGGCCGTGCCGGATAGCGTGCCGGGAAGTCGAAGCGGAGTTCTTTTTCACCGTCACGCAGGAGCCCCACGAGCTGGGGGCGAAGGTGACGGTGGAGATCGAGGGGTGGCGATGATCGACCCCGCCGCCCTCGCTGAAACCCACTGGAACATCCGGAGCGCCCTGCACATTGCGCGGGGCGTTCCTTCCCTGGGGCGCTGGGAAGACCGGACGCCCCAGGCTAAGGCCTACCTGATCGAAGCCATGCGGCTGACGCTTGAAGCCCGCGGGTTGCTGCCCAAGGAGTCGAAGCAAGAGCCGCTAGAGGGGCAACTGGCCCTGTTTGGAGAGTGAGATGACGAAACGACTTGAAGAGATTGAGGCGCGGCTGAGCGCTGCGACACCTGGGCCGTGGGAGCGCTCGGATGATGGGTTCATCTATCGAGGCTTGTTCTGTTCTGGGAACCATATCGCCCAGACCTGGAGCAAGCTCGAAACCGACTACTCGAACGCTGAAAACAACGCCGATCTCATCGCCAACGCCCCCACCGACCTGCGCTACCTGCTCGACTTCGCCAAGGCTGCGAGGGAGGCGCTGGAGAAGATTGAGGACGAGGCTTGCTCTGCCGGCCACTACTCCAACGGCTGCGACTACGGGTGCAAGCGGATCGCCCGCGCTACCCTCGCCCTTCTGGAGCGCCCCTGATGGCCCACCACGTACACGAACACCGCGGCACCGACCTTCGCGAACCCCGGCCGAGCAAGTCTCGCGTCGGGGTTTCTTACGAGTCATGGCGCGTCTCCGATGGATACCGAGGTGTCTGGGTGGAGCGCCGGGTGAGACAACCGATTGATGGCCTGGAGGGCCGAGAGGAGAGAGACGATGAAGAGCAAGCGCCTAATCGATACTAAGCGGCGCGTCGAGGCCATCGAAGCCGAGATCGCTGCCTGTCAGGACGAGAGGACCCTGGGCGCCCTGCGGACGGAGCTAGCGGCAAAGCAGGGCGAGGTCGAATACCTCACCCGCTGCGAGAAGGCCGTCTCCTCGGCGCTCGCCGCCTGGCCCGATGGCGACTTCGTGAAGAGCTGCGCGGCTCAGCTGGAGCATAGCGGCTACCTCACCGAGCCCCAGGTCGCGGGGCTGGAGAAAATCAAGCCTCGTCGCCCCGTAAGCTACGGCAGGCCCTACACCTTCCAGAACGCGCTGGACTCGATTGCCGCCAAGTGGGACGGGGTGATGCCGTGATGATCGTTGACGGAATCCGCGCGCACTGCGAGAAGTGCGACACCGCCCCCGACCAGGTCATCCAAGACGACGAGGCCGGGAAGGTCACGTCCTGCGCCTGCGGGGCCTACAAGCTGCTCGACTTCCGGGACCGGAAAGAGGTTATCCGGGAGGCGCTGGAGCGTGCCCCGGCCAACACCTTCACCGACTCCCTGCGCCGCCAGTTCGAGGAGCGGGGGGATTTGAGCGTGAAGCAATATGAGGCCCTGATGCGGGCCGTGAAGTAGAGGAGAGAGCCATGACGCTTGAAGCGATCGCCTACCAGCCGCCCCAGCCCCGGACGTTCGGAAAGATCGCCGGGGCACTTGCTAAGGCCCAAGGGGTGATGACCGGCGCCAAGAAGGACGCGACAAACTCGCACTTCCGCAATTCCTACGCGACCCTTGAGGCCGTGATCGAGGCCGTGCGCGAGCCCTTGTCCAGCAACGGCATTGCCTTCTTCCAGTGGTTCGAAACGGATGGCACGAAGGTCACGAACTACACGATGCTTATCCACTCGGAAAGCGGTGAGTACCTTGAATCCGGCCCAGCGAGCGCCGAATCCAAGGGCAAGGGGCCGCAGGAGATTGGCTCGACCGTCACCTACCTTCGCCGCTACCAGCTCATGGCTATGGCGGGGATCGCGCCCGAGGACGACGACGGCGAGGCGGCCCATGGTCGCCAGCCCGAGCAAGCCCAGGCTCGCCCCCAGGCCCAGCAAGGTGCCAAGCCGACTGCTCAGGCCTCCAAGCCGGCGGCCACGGTCAAGGAGCAGGAACCCAAGGCCCCCAAGCCGCCAAAGTCGGATGAAGAGGTCGAGCAGCTTATGGATGCCACGCTCGCTGAGATCCGGCGCTCGAACTGCCCGCAAGAGCTTTTCGAGGACTGGGCTAGCAGCAAGGGCTATCCCACCATCAGGGCGAAGATGAGCGCCGAGCAACTGCGGGACGCCCTGGCCTACCTCAGCACCCTTCCGACCGCCACCAAGACCGCATAGGAGACCATCATGAACACGATCCTTCTCTCCGGCACCATCCAGCGTGATCCGGAAACCAAGTTTTTCGAATCCGGCCGATCCAAGACCTCGGCCACACTCGCCGTTCGCCAGCCATTCAAGACGGACGGCAAGTATCTCTCCGACTACTTCGACCTGGTGATCTGGGCCGAGCAGGGGGAGCGGTTCGCACAGCAGTTCACCAAGGGCAAGCCGGTGGAAATCGTCGGCTCGATGCACGGCCGGACCTACGAGAAGGACGGGCAGAAGCGGAAGGCCTGGGAAGTGAACGTCCAGCGCTTCAACTACCCGCCCAAGGACTTCAGCGAGGTCCGGCAGGAGAGCGAGACGAGCTATGGGGAGGGCTACGATGCAGACGCGATCCCCTTCTAGCCTGGAAGCCGGCCGCGAGATGGACGCCCTGATCGCTGAAAAGGTGATGGGGTGGAGCAGTGTTGGCCCGATCCGTGACTCGCGTGGCTATGTGCTGTACACCGCCGGGGTAGATACGGGTGGCGGGGGGCTGGAGGTCATACCCCACTACTCCACCGGCATCGCCTCTGCCTGGCAGGTGGTCGAGAGCGCCACGTCATGGCCGCATGAGTTTGCTATTGAGCAAGTGGCCACGATCGACGGCTCGATGCGGATGGAGTGGCGTGCACGGTTCCGGGACACTGGAGAGCCCGATGATTGGTCCTATGCCCCCACCGCCCCCCTTGCCATCTGCCTGGCCGCCTTGAAGGCCGTGGAAGGGGGAGAGGGATGAAAGACCTGACATGGCTTGAAGACGTCCACTGGATCGAGACGTACAGCGACAACCAAAACAGTCTCTTGCCGATCTACAGGCCTTTCTTGCTCGACGTGGATGGCGAGAGATGGACGGTCGCCACTGACGGTCATCGGCTCATGGCCCTCAAGGGGGAGCAGGACGGCCACAACTTCCCACATCTCCCGGAAGAGGACGGGAAGCTCGATGCCGCGCTTGCTGGGCTCCTGACCAAACCTGGAACGTGGCGAAAGGTGGATCCGGAGCACTTCAAGAAGTTCTTTGCCTTCCGCTTCGACTCGACCGGCTTCATCGGAGACGTACGAATCGACCGCTCCCCTTTCTGGGATCACTCGGATTCCCTCTACTGGCTTGACCGATCCTGGGTCGAGGTCACTCACGACGGCCCGCGCGATCCCGTCCGCTTCCGGGGTGAGGATTGGATGCTCGTCATCATGCCGCTCGACCCCGACTCGGATTACTCGCCGCCCCGACTGGTGATCGGAGAGGTGGTCGTATGAAGGACTGCCCCCACTGCCACGGCGAGGGGCATTGGCACACCCTAAGCCACCCTGACGCTGAAGTTGATACCGAGTGGTGTAAGACGTGCCGTGGGTCCGGGGACTTCCCCGACTTCGACGGAGCCGGAATCGCATAACTACCGAGCGCTTCGGCGCTTTTTTGTTGAGGAGATGGATGATGCCCAAGTTCACCGTTCGCATGAAGGCTACCTTCAGCGCCGTCGTGGAAGCCCCTACCGAGGATGACGCCCTCAACCTTGCAGCCGAAATCAAGGATATCAACTACGGCGACGCTGACGAGGTGGAGCCGGATTACGCCGAAGAAACCGACCCCGACGAAGCGCCCTATTACCAGTACGACGATGATTACCGCGTCGTGAAGGTCAGAGCATAACACCCCCACGGGCCGCCTTCGGGTGGCCCTTCGTTTACCTAGTAAGGAGCAGCAATGGCGCGGCACACGTGGCACAAGGCCCCAAACCGCCAGCGAGACACGGAGTATCTCACTCTGACGCCGTCTGCGCGCTGTGTCGTGCGTGACTTGGACGAGATGCTCCACCGGGAAGAGGTCCTGACGGGCAATATCACCCTGATCGCGGGCTGGCTCTCCCTGGATCGAAAGGTGGTCAGGGAGGCACTCACTGCGATCAAGGATGCAGGCATCCTCTCAATCGCCTGCGAAGAGAAGGGGAAGGCGGGGACGTTTTACACCATCACCAAGGCCCAACCGAAGCCCAAGCAAACCCCAACCGAGGACCAACCGCCCCCCGACCAAGACCCAAGCATCCCCCCACCGTCACCCGACCATGACCCGACCGTCACCCGACCAAGCCCCAACCGTCACCCAGATAAATCCCCAATTAATGCGGGTTTCAGCGATTCTTCTCTTAATAAGATCCTTCCTTCGGAAGGAGAAAGAGAAGGAGAAACAGAACGAGAGAGAGAAAGAGAAACCGCGCGGGCGCCCGAATCCTCTCCCTCCTCTCCCCACCCCAGCGCCGAACCCCTCTGCAAACTCCTTGCCGACCTCATCCACTCTCACGGGGTCAAGAAGCCCCCGGTGACGATCCACTGGCTCGACCAGATGGAGCGGATCCTCATCCAGGACAAGCGAGACCCCCTCGAAGTCGAGCAGATGATCCGCTGGGCTCAGGGGGACGATTTCTGGCGCGGCAACGTGCTCAACCCGGGCAAGCTCCGCGACCACTGGGACAAGATGTTCTTCCAGCAGCAGAGGGGCAAGCTCGAAGGCAAGCCCCCCCAAAAGCCCGCTCAGGGCACGACAGACGACGACCTCGCCGGATTCCTGGCGATGTACGAAGGAGGTGACCCATGACCCCCCAAGAATGGGCGGAGTGCGTAGTGGTGCTGCGTAGCGCCTACCCGACCAGCTTCAAGCTCGACAAGTCCGGCCTCGCCGTCTGGTTTGAGCTTCTCCGAGACCTTCCCGGCCCGGCCGTTCAGGCTGCGGCACTGCACATGGCCCGCACGACCAAGGCCTTCCCCTCGGTGGCCGAGATCCGCGCCTACGCCGAGGACCGGGGGCCGGACGGTCATCTGGCCTGGGGTGAGGTCGTCAAACAAATCGCCGCGACGGGCCAGTACGGCACCCCGACCTGGACCGACCCGAAGATCGAGCGGGCGGTGGAGACGCTGGGGGGCTGGCAGACGCTTTGCCGGACGATGCGCGAAGAGGATATGCCCACCTGGCGCGCTCAGTTCCTCAAGGCCTACGCCGCCCTTTCCGAGCGGGAGCGGCGTGACCAGACGTTTACCGCGCTGGGGGTTGCTCAGACCCTCAAGGCGCTAGAGGGGGGTGTGGCGTGATTCGAGTCGGAGAGACGATCGACTGGAGCAAGTCGAGTAACGGCGTGCTGCGGGTTCAGCGAGAACGGGTAGCGCCGGAAGGGCGGTGGTATCGCTGCCCGATGTGCCAGGACCGTGGCGTCATCTCGTACATCAAGGAGATCGAGATGGGGGGGCGAGTGATCCCGCATAGCGTCGTCGCCCGCTGCAACCCTGATCGCTGCGAGGCGGCCAGGAGTGCGGCTCAGTCCCTACCCACCTACGCGAGCATCTTCGGGGAGTGGCCGGGGGGAGAGCGGCAGAGCGCCAAGATTTACCCCTTTCCCGGAACCCCTGCGCCCGAGAGTGAAACCCAATCCCCACCCCCACCCCCCGCCGAGCCGGGGGTTTTTGCTCCGGGCTGGGAGCCCAAGGGGGAGACGGGGACGGGGAGCGCGGTGGCGGAGTTCACGGACGAGGACTAGGGCGGCCGTAGGGGCTAGCGTGAGGCCCGTGGACGAATGTTTGGGGGCCGGGTGGTAGGTCGGGACGTTTTGACGAAGTAAGAGGGCTCTACGGGGCTCAGAGAGGGAGAGAGGGATGACGGAAGAGGAGCTTTTGCGAATCGATGCAGAAACGGCCGAGTGGAACGCCAGGAACCCGGTAGGGACGACGGTACGCTACTGGCCGGTGAAGGGCCGGGACGACTATATCGAGACGACCACCCGGAGCGGGGCGTGGGTGCTGGGTGACGGCACGCCCGTGGTGAGCATCGTCGGGAAGGCTGGCGGAGTGGCTCTGAGCCACATCGAATCGATCCAGCATCTGCGGTGAGAGGAGAGAGGGATGATTCACGAGTTGAAGACTTGGCCACGCTATTTCGAGGCCGTGGTTTTGGGTCGCAAGACATTCGAGCTACGCAAGGCCGATCGAACGTTCGTGCAGGGTGACACGTTGATCCTGCGGGAGTGGGATCCGGAGAGCGGCGAGTACACCGGGCGATCCGTCGAGCGCAGGATTACCTACGTGACCGATGCAAGTGCTCAGGCCTTCGGGATGGTGCCGGGTTTCGTCTGCCTGGGGCTTGATGACGGCGATCACGACCGGATCCAGACCGAGCTCGATGTGCTTGCCGAGGATCTGCGGCAAGCCGCAGGGGACTTGCCGATCGCTCTACCTGAGCCCGGCACGGACGCGGCCCGCCTAGTGCTCGCCAATCGGATCATGCGGCGAGAGCGCGACGAAGCGCAGGCCGAGGTGGGGCGGTTGCGCGAAGTCCTGGAACTCGCCCACCGAGAAGGCAACACCAGGGCGGTCCGAGAGGCCATCACACGAGCCCTGAAAACAGAACACAACGCCAGCCGGTAGGGATTCCCCACCGGCTTTTTCACGGAGACGAGACGATGGAGAGACTGATTGCGAGCCATGACACGATCCCCCGCCGCAGCCGCTACGAGGGCCGCTACCCGGCATGGGTGCTGGATCTGGTGTATGAGCGCCGGTGCCCCTGGTGCGCTGAGCTGATGGGCGAGGACGCGGGGGATCGGTTCTTGCACGCGGAGTGCGAGAGGGAGGGGGCGGCGTGAGGCAAGTCCCCCTTCCCGGCTTTCACGCGATTCAGCGAGGCGACCGATTCCGCAACCTGGAGCGGTGGTGGTACTACCAGCCGGGGACGGTGTTTGAGGTGGGGGATCGCCTGGAGATGCCGGGCCGGGCGGCTGAGTACGAGCTGATCCCGATAGGCAAGGCTGGGCAGTCGTTTGCTGCGGATGAAGTTGAGTTGATGACGATTTTTGAGAGAGAGGAGACAAGATGACCGAGAACACAATGATGACGGCCCAGGAGCTGGACGAGTTCCGCGCGTGGCTGAATCGGCGAGCGCCGAGCCCCGATGACGACGATTTTCTACCCGTGAGAGTGACTTCGCTTCACGCGCTCCTCGCCACCGTGGACGCCCTGACCCAGCGGGCCGAGTGGGCTGAGGGGGAGCGGGATGAGGCCATCCAGCATCGGGATAGATTTAGGCAGGATAACGAGGCCCTTGGCGCCCTCGCTGATGCCAGGGGGCGGGCGCTGGCTGAACTCGTTGCCCTGAAGGATTTGAAAGACGCTCACTTCCCCGGCACAACCCCAGACTATGAGATCCGAAAGCCGAAAGCGTGGGAAGCAGCCCGCGAAGCCCTCTCCCTCACCGCCCCCGAGGCCCTTCGCCAGCAGCAGGAGCGAGAGGCTGGGAAGGATGCGCTGATTGAGGCGCTGAGGGGGGCGTTGGAAGAAATTGCCCACAAGGCAGATAGCGGAATCTACGGGTCTTTTTGCGACTGGGATGAGGCTGCTCTCTACGATGACCTTCAAGCGGCTCTCGCCCTCACACCGCCCGCCGCGCTCTCCCAGCAGCGGGAGTACGTGGGGGCGCTGGAGAAGGTGGCAGCGAAGGCCAGCGAAGCCTTGGCCGCCCCGTCCTACTACTGGGAAGAGGCGTGGAACGAGGTTAACGATGCCCTCGCAGCCCTCGACGCCGTGAAGGGAGGCCAGGCATGACCGGAGTCCCTATCTCCCTGATGACCGACGTGACGGCTGCCCTGATCGTCCACGGCGTCAAGACCATCCACCAAGAGCACATGAACAGGCTGGTAGTCCTCTTCTCGGAGATGCTTGCCAGCCAGGAGGAGCAAGCATGACCAACCAGAACGCAGCGACTGCCCTCAGCCTCGCCGCTGACATTCGCGCCCGGTACGAGACGGGTATCGTCCCCTTCATCCTCTGGGAACCCGAGCGGCTCGCGGATCTGCTTGAGGGCCTGGCCAGGGATATTCAAGAGCTTCAGGGCGGGGTGGACGAGGAGCGGGCCAGCTACCGGCGGCTCACCGAAGCCGCTTGCCAGCAGATCGAAGAGGTGAGGCATGAACGAGTACCGCTTGCCTATCAAGCCGCGAGCTAAGCCGCGCCCCAGACTGGGGAATAAGCGAGCCCATAACCCGCCCGAATACACCGCATGGAAAGAGGCCGTCAGGAACCTGATGGCCTCTCTCTATTCGCCCACCCCATTCACGCAACGGGTGGTCCTCGAGATCGGCTTCCTCTTCCCAACGGAGCCGACCTGCGACAAGGACAACGGGGCGGGCGGAATCATGGACGCCCTGCAACCTCAAAGCCAACTGGAGAGGGCCATGCGTGAGGCTCTGGAAGGCGTGCTCTGGTACGACGACAAGCAGATCCTGGACCTGCGGTGCTACTGGGATCCGAGCTGGGAGAAGGTCATCCTCATTCGAGCGAAGGAAGTACCCCAGCCCAAAGCGCCGCCGAAGCCGAAGGCCCCCAGGAAGCGAAATGGAGCGGCCTAGCAGCCCCAGGAAGGCGGCTCAAAATTGAATGACGAGGAAACCCTTATCGAGCGGGCCGCACGTTGGTTGCAGGCCCGCTTGGCTTTAGGAGAGGACGAGAACGATGCAACTGACCTTCGGGAAACCCCCGCTGATTGACGACACCCCCGAGAACCGGGAGTTCCTGCGGCATGTCCTCTGGTCGTTCCGCCGGACCTTCCAACTCGGAGCCTACGGGCCTGGGGAGGATCGGCAGTTCGGGCGAGAGGTCGAGGCATGGGCGAGAGAGCAGCATCACCGGCTGATGGAGCCGAAGCGGAAGGGAGCGTAGCGTGAAAGAGACGCAGGCAAGCATTTACCAGTGGGCGCGGGAGCAGTTTGGGGATCCGAAGAGTATCTTCCAGATTGCTGAGCGAGCAGCAGAAGAGATGAGCGAGCTTTTCGGCAAAATCGCGGATGACGCACCGCGGGAGAGCATCGTCGAGGAGATCGCTGACGTCGTGATCGTCCTCTCCCAGATTGCCGAGCGCCTGGGCCTGGACCTCGGGGAAGCCATCGACCGGAAGATGGCGATCAACCGGGCCAGGGAGTGGGTGACGGCAGGGGACGGGACGGGGCAGCACGTTGAGGGGGTGACCAATGGGCGTTAGCGGAAAGCTCGTCGCAACGTTTGCAGAGGGCAACCTCGCTCTGGCCGAAGTTCACGCCAACGCGGACTACCCTCACACCTACTTCGATGTGTTGGGCGTTGAAGATGGCATGGCCAAGCTCAAGAGCCACTGGGACGGCAAGGAGTTCGCCCTGCCCATCAAGCGCAACAAGCATCGCGAGTTTGTCACGCTTGAGCAGATGAGCACGTTCGAGAGGATCTTCGGGCGTGGAAAACCTGCTGAGATCCGCATCATTCCGATGCAAGGGGAGCGGTTCTGATGATGAGTCTCGAGACGTTGACGATCATCATTGGCCTGCTAGCCATCGCCCAGCCTTGGGTGTTGCGCTGGCTCGAGAAGCGGAAGGGGTGAGGGGATGAGCTACGGAATCGTCCACTACGACATGACCGACCGGATGCGACCGGCCATCGGATACTACCACGACGGATGCCAGCCCAAGCATTTGCCGAGCATATCCGAGACGAGGATCTGGGGCGGCGGAATAGGCGAGAGGAAGTGCGACCGGTGCGGGATGCTGATCGGCAGTCCGCCGCCAGGTCCGAAGGGTGGCGAGCGAAAGAGAGGTGCAGCATGACCCCCGCTACCCAGCGGCAACCCGAGCCCAGGCCGGGCGGGGTGAGCGACCTCGAGGATATGGTGCGGCGATTAGCTGCCGGCAGTTTCAACGCCAAGATCGAGGTGACGCAGACCAAGGTCGTGGCGTTGAGGTTCCGAGAGGCGCTCGCGGAGTTGGTTGCTCTCAAAGACCTCAAGGATGCTCATGGCAATACGCCGGAATACCTGGAGCGCCAGCCGAAGGCCTGGGATACGGCACGGAAGCGGCTTGAGCACACCCCAGTAGAGGCTTTGACGCCCTACCGGGACTACCTGATCGCTACGGAGAGGCTGGCGGAAGCTGCGCTGCGCTACTGGATGCCTCCCAGTGGCAGCAACGTAGCCGAAAAGACCAAGCAGATGGAAGAGAACGCAAGAGCTTTCGAGGGGGCGGTGCGGGCCTATGCCGCCGCCAAGAGGGCGGTCGAGGAGAGGGGAATGGGATGACCTACAAGCACGTCACCTACGACACGCCCGCCTGCCGAGCAGCGCGGGCGCTTTGCATTGAGCGCCAGGGCGATTGCCGGGATTGCCCTCACGCCGTCCCGAGTCTGGGCAATAGCTGCATGATCCGCGCGATGCCTGAGGTCGTGGAAAAACTCGGACCTGCGCCAAAGCGAAAAGCGGCAAAGCGCGGACCTGGAGAGATTCGGCCGCACAGGCGACTCGCCGAGGCCGAGGTCTTGGACATTCTTGCTGCGCTGGAACGAGGCGAGAAGCAGACAGACCTTGAGGCACGCTACGGCCTCTCTCGCGGGACCGTCGCAAAGATCAACAAAGGGCGCATCTGGGGAAGCACGGTGAAGGCCTACCGAGAGGCTAAGCGAGTCGCATAGAGGAGACACCATGGCCAACAATGCAGCGGAGAAACGGTTTTGGACCTGGACCTTTGCCGAGCTGGAAGTCTACTTCGGCATCCGGCGTGGGGGCACCAGCTACTACCTCAAGCGCCGGGACTTCCACCCAGAGATCCTGGGCGTCGTGAATCCCAAGCAGCTCGTCGAGACTCAGAACCACCCTGGCTTTGTTCCGGTGGTGATGGGTGAGGACGGCAAGCGGCCGATCACGCGCACGGTCGAGAGGATGTTGGGTGGGATTCCGTGGATGGTGATGGACAAGGCCGTGAAGGCGCTTGATGCTTCCGACAAGGAACGGGGCGGCGAGGTTTACCGGACCTTTATGGCGGTTCAGCGACGCTCACCGCTGGATACCCTGGACGGGATTGCCAAGCGCTTGGATATCGGAGTGGCGACCCTGTACCGGCATCTTCGGCACGCCCTTGACTTCGTGGACTGGTATCTGGACAAGGAGCGGGCAGGTTGGCCAGAAGGCGCTGAGGTAAGTTGATAGAATAAGTGATAGATAAGTTGATAGACTAAGTGATAGGTCAAGGTGCTATTCTGTCAGTGTGGTCGTTCGCTACGCGGCGGCGGTCACTGGCTCGTCATTCTCCTCATCTCCCGCTCAAAGCAAAGGCCCTCGCATCTCGCGAGGGCCTTTTGCGTTTCTCCGAGGTGCTCATGGACACTCCGACTTACACCAAGCCCTGCCCCGAGTGCGCCGAGGTCTTCCGGGTTCCGCGCCATGCCTGCGTGCGGTGCGATGGAGAGGGACGGGTGAGGGCGGTATGACTCACGCGGGGTTAGTCGAACTGGCGGCCGAGTGGCTGCGAGCAAAGTGCTCGATCGTGATCACGGAGATGAGCGCGGTGTCGGTCACAGGGGAATGCCCTGACGCCATCGGCTGGAGCGGTTGGAGTTACTTGGTGGAGTGCAAGGTGAGCCGCGCCGACTTCCTGGCCGACCGGAAGAAGGTCTTCCGCCAATTCCCCGAGCAAGGCATGGGTACCTTCCGCTGCTTCCTGGCGCCCAAGGACCTGATCAAACCCGAGGAGTTGCCCGCCCACTGGGGGCTCCTCGAGGCGGGCGAGGGAGGCAAGATCCGGGTGAAGGTAAAGGCCACATCGCAACCGGCGTTCTTTCAATCGGAGTGCGATCTGCTGCTTTCGGCGTTGAGGCGGGTGGGGAAGGATATCCCGGACGGCGCGGGCGTCAGCGTCAAGTACTACACCTACAAGACCAAGAGCACAGCCACGATGGGCGTGGCAACGACTTAACTTCCCTGGGGACCTCCGGGGGACAGGCGGCGAGGGCGGCAACTCTCGTCGTCACATGGCATGGCAGAGCACCGTGGGAAGGTGCGGCCATTGAAGAAGAGTAAGGGCGGGAGCAGAACCAAGCATCTCGACCTGAAGGCGCTCCCTAGAGCTTGGGTGAGAGGAGCGAGCCGGTTCGAATCCGGCCCATGCCACTTTGGGGGCTGGAGAGCAATCTCCCTGGTCATTCTTAATTGGTCGGCCTGCGAAGTAACGCAGGAGTTACCCCATCATCTTGCAGGGCGGATGGCCCGGCGTGGCTGGTATAGGCTGGCCCGCTGTTCCGTTCAAGTCGGAAGCCCTGCCCACTAGCCCCGAGCGTTTCGGGGTGTACCGTGCCGGGTGTCGAGAGCCCGCGCGGGATGCCATCGAGAGTGGCGGTAAGAAGGGGGCCGCTCCGAGGGCGATGGGGCGGTCCCTACCTTTTGATTTGGGCCACGGTCGCTACGCCTAGTGCGGGGCCTGTAATGGGCTAAGGAAAGGCGCTGTGGATTCCCGCTCGGGGATGCCCTACACGGCAGGGTGAGGCCGGAAGGCTCAGAGGTTCGATCCCTTCCCGAGGCAGTTGATGAGGTGCCAGATGACCCAGCCTGAAGCCTGTCGGCACCCAGGTAAGCCCGAGTTCCGGTTTAAGTGGGTTCCATTCGGGATCATCTACCGGGCATGGTGTCCGGCCTGCGGGCTGGAGACGGGCGGGGAGAGTAGGGACGCCTTGGCAGTGTTCGAGGAGTGGATGGTGGAGTGATGGGCAAGAAAACAAAGCTGACTATCAAGGGTGACGGTTTCTTGATGAGGCACCTGGAGGTCAGCGTGAACGGCACGCCGATCCCAGGGCTCAAGGCGTTGAACCTGAGCCTTGACGTTGAGCGCGTGAACACGGCAACGATCACCTTCCGAGTGGATGAGCTGGATGCTGACCTTGAGGCGCTACTGAAGCTACAACGGCGCGATAGGCCTGAGCCACCGCAAGGATACAGGCCGCCTACAAGGCCCTAGGGCGAGCGCAAGCCGTCGAACCTATGCAGTCTCTCACCTGATGCAGGGGAAGGGGGTAGGCGGGGCTGTGAGAGGGCAGGGGGTGGCATTAGGTTCCCCTGACGAGGTAATTTGCGCGGCTAGACGGGGGCGCGGTTAATTCCTAGACGCAGGATTCCCCATGGGGGGCTGCACTGACAACTGCATACCAAGAGATTTCGGAGTCTCGGCTAGCTCGACGGAGCGAAAAGCGGTTCCCCACCGCCTGCCGGGACTTTTTGCGTGGGGATTATTTGCTAGGGGAGCATCATGCCAAAGCCTGCGAAATACCCAAGGACGCGAGACGAGCTGTTTGCCGGGCGCGTGGATATGACTGGAGACTGCTGGGTCTGGACGAAGCATAAGGCTGCAGGGTACGGGCGCTTTGGCGCGGAAGGGAAAGAGCACTACGCGCACCGGGCATCCTACGAGATTCACAATGGGCCAATCCCTGAAGGGATGCAGGTCTGCCATACGTGCGACAATCCGGCCTGCGTGAAGCCCGAGCATCTATTTCTTGGGACCGCGCGAGACAACATGCGTGACAAGACCAAGAAGGGCCGGAACGGAGTGCCCGGCGGCGGCGACAGCAACTTGGCAAAACTAACCTGGGAAGAAGCCTCAATGATGCGAAAGCTTTCTCGACGAGGCGAGAGCACGAAGGGGCTGGCTCGTCAGTTCAAGGTTGCCGAGAGGACTGCGCGAGACATCATCGCGGGCAAGACGTACCGCGTTTAGAGGTTGCGATGGCCATCAAATTCTCACAGCTCGACGCATCGGCAACTCAGGCCGGATTCAGTGAGTTAGTCGGCATCAAGCGCCAGACGGTCGCTGACTGGCTTGAGAAGGGGCTACTTGAGAAGGGCGGCACCTACCGCGATTGGTTGCTTGCCTACTGCGAACGCCTACGCACCCAGGCGGCAGGCCGGGGCATGAGCGGAAGCGGTGACTACGAGACCGAGAAGCTGCGCCTCACCAAAGCCCAGGCGGACAACGAAGAGCAGAAGGCCGAGAAGTCGCGCCTGGAAGTCGAGGCGATGCGGGCCCGACTCCTGGACGCTGATCGGGTCTTGCAGATGTGGACCGGCATGACTGCCGCGATGCGGGCAAGGATGCTGGCGATCCCGAGCAAGGGCGCATCCCTGGTAATGGCGGCTGACTCGCAAGTGGAGAGGGAGGGCATCCTGCGGAGCCTCGTCTATGAGGCCCTGAGCGAACTCGCGGAGAGGGAGGCCATGGACTATGTCAATGGAACCTTATTTGAATCTAGCGAGTCGCTGGACGTCGATCCTGAAGCCGCCCCCGAGTTTGACGGTGACGGAGTGGGCGGACACGACGCTCCGCCTAAGCCCCGAAGACAGCGCCGAGCCCGGGCAGTTCAGTAGCACCCGAGCGCCGTACCAGCGCGGGATCATGGACTCGGTAAGCGACCCCATGATCCCGGAGGTCGTGGTCATGAGCTCGGCTCAGGTCGGCAAGACCTTGCTCCTGAAGGCGATGATCGGCTACCACATCGACCAGGACCCGGCACCGATCCTCTTGGTGCAGCCCACCGTGGACATGGCCAAGACCTTCTCCAAGGACCGACTGGCCCCGATGGTGCGTGATACCCCGGCGCTGCGCGGCAAGGTTAAGGATCCCCGGTCTCGAGACTCGGGAAACACGGTCCTACAAAAGCAGTTTCCCGGGGGGCACATCACCCTGGCCGGCGCCAACGCCCCTGCCGGGTTGGCGAGCCGGCCTATCCGAATCGTCCTCATGGATGAGGTCGACCGCTTCCCGGCATCGGCAGGCAGCGAAGGCGACCCGGTAAGCCTAGCGAAGAAGCGCACGGCCACCTTCTGGAATCGAAAGATCGTCCTCGTCTCGACGCCGACCCTCAAGGGAATCTCGCGCATTGAGACGGCTTACGAGCAATCGGACCAGCGGCGCTACTTCGTGCCCTGCCCGCATTGCGAGCATTACCACGTCCTGGAATGGGCGCGGATCTCGTACCCGGAAGGCAAGCCAGAGGAGGCCGCGATCGCCTGCCCTGAGTGCGGCGGACTGATCGAGAACTCCCACAAACCCCGGATGCTCCGGCTCGGGGAATGGCGGGCGACGGCGGAATTTAGGGGCGTGGCCGGGTTCCATCTGAGCGAACTCTACAGCCCGTGGCGTACCTTCGGGGACGTGGCCACTGACTACGAGCGAGCGAAGGACGACCCGCAGCAGCTCAAGACCTGGATCAATACCAGCTTGGGTGAGACCTACGCCGATAAGGGCGAGGCTCCTGAGTGGCAGCGCCTGGTAGAGAAGCGAGAGGATTACCCGGTAGGCTCCGTGCCGGCTGATGTTCTCTTCCTGACGGCCGGCGTGGACGTGCAAAAGGATCGCCTGGAGATGGAGATCGTCGGATGGTGCCACGGCAAGCGCTCTTACTCGATCGAGTACCGGGTCATCATGGGCGACACCGAGAAGCCCGACCCATGGAACGAGCTTCGCGAGATCATCACTGGCGGCCAATGGGAGCACGAGAGCGGGGCCATGCTGCCGCTCAGGTACACGGCGATCGACTCGGGCTACCGGACGACCCTCGTCTATGACTTCTGCCGCTCGGTAGGTATGAGCAAGGCCGCTCCAATCAAGGGTATGGACGGTCAGCACATGGTCATCAGCCAGCCCCGGCCGATCGACCGGAAGAAGGACGGCAAGAAAGCCTGGAGAGGGCTCAAGCTCTACACGGTGGGATCGTCCGTCGTGAAGAGCGAGGTTTACTCCTGGCTTGGCCTAAGCAAAGGCGAGGACGGCAGCGCCCCACCTGGCTACTTGCACTTCCCTCAGTACGAGGATCGGCACTTCAAGGAACTGACCTCGGAGCAAGTTCAAATCCGCATGGTCAAGGGCGTCCCCCGGCAGGTCTGGGTGACAACCCCTGGCGTGCGAAATGAGCCGCTCGACTGCCGAGTCTATGCGAGAGCCGCAGCGGCCATCATCGGGATGGATCGCTACCGAGAAAGGGATTGGGAAGCCTTGGCAAAGCAATTCGGACCCGTCAAGAAGCGCAAGGAAGCCCCTAAGAAGAATCCCGAGGCTTCCAAGGAGCCAGAGATGCGGGAAGCGCCCGCAGAGCCGAAGCCAGAACCAAAGAGACCGCCGAAGAAACGGCGGTCTAACTATTGGGACGGCTACTTGTAGAGGAGGCCGTCATGGCATGGACTCAAGACCAAATCCGCGCCCTGGAGACCGCCTACGCCCTGGGCGTGCTGGAGGTCGAATATCCGGATGGCACGCGCAAGAAATACCGCTCCCTCGCTGAGATGGAGCGAATTCTTTCCACGATGAGAGCGCAGGTGAGCGGCGGATCGCGCAACAGCGGACGCCGCTACGCCAGCTTTGACAAGGGGCTCTAGGCCATGAATCATCTCGATAAATTGGCTCTGGGAATCTCTCCTCGCTGGGGCCTGAGTCGCCTGCAACACCGCCTCGCGGCTCAGACCTACGACAAGAGGGTCCGAGCCTACGAAGCTGCGAGCAAGGGACGGCGAACCATGGGCTGGAAGGCTCCTGGTTCGAGCGCCAACACCGAAACCGAGGGCGGCGCAACCATCACTCGGAACCGGGCCCGCGACCTGGCAAGAAACAACGCCTGGGCTGCCAAGGGCTTGACGGTCATCACCAATAACACGGTGGGGACTGGCATCCGAGGGCAGGTCAAGGGAAGCAACAAGGCCAGGGTGAAAGCGGGAGCGACGCTGTGGGAGGAATGGGCGGAAACCACCGCCTGCGACTTCGACGGACGCCATGACCTCTACGGCCTGCAATCGCTCGCCATGGAGACTGTGGCGCGAGACGGCGAGGTGCTGATCCGCTTCCGGCGAAACTCGACCCTCAAGGTCCCCCTCCAGATTCAAATCCTCGAGGCGGATTTCCTCGACACCACTCGACGATCCGGGGAAGGTGGAAACACCGTCATCCAGGGCGTGGAGGTGGATGAGGACGGACGGGCAGTGGCCTACTGGCTCTTCAAGCATCATCCCGGAGACGTGGGCTGGCTTGGAAGGCTCATGGGGCGCAACGACAGCGTGCGCGTCCCGGTCGATCAGGTGGCCCGAGTCTACCGACAGGATCGCGCCGGACAAATCCGGGGCGTCTCCTGGTTGGCGCCTGTTGCGATTCCCCTGAAGGACCTTGACGCCCTGGAAGATGCGCGCCTCCTGCAGCAGATCATCTCCTCCTGCTTCTCCGTGTTCGTCCATGACGCGACCGAGGGAGATATCTCCGGCGCGGAGACCGATGACGAAAAGGATCGAATCGAGAAGCTTCAACCAGGCATCATCGAGCACCTGCCGCCCGGGAAGTCCGTCACCTTTGCAGACCCTTCGGCTCCCGAAGGCTTCGGGGAGTTTCAGCGCGCTTTCCTCCGAAAGGCTGCGGCGGGCCTCGGCATCACCTACGAGAGCTTGACCGGCGACCTCTCGCAGACCAACTTCAGCGGCGGTCGGATGGGCTGGATCGAGTTCTACCGCAACGTCGAGGCGTGGCGCTGGAAGATACTGATCCCTCAGATGTGCGCCCCGATCTGGGAAGCGTTCAAGGACGCCGCCCGGATGGCGGGCCTTGACCTTTCCGGTGTGGAGATGGAGTGGACCGCCCCACACCGTGAGCTCATCAACCCGAAGGAAGAGATCGCGGCCATGGTCGCTGAGGCTCGCGCTGGCTTCAAGAGCATCTCCGAGATCATCCGAGAGCGAGGTTACGACCCGGCTACGGTGTTCGCGCAGATCGCAGCCGATGCCAAGACCATTGACGAGCTGGGCCTGGTGCTCGACTCCGACCCCCGCAAGACCACCCAGCAGGGCCAGCCGCGAGACAAGGCCCCGACCCCGGCCAAGGCGCCGGAGACCTAGCGAGGTAACAACAAATGCCCAACCAAACCATGAAGGTGGAGAAGGCTCGGGCGCTCGCCTCTTTGGCCCCGGCGACGTGGAACGAAGAGAAGCGAACGATCGATGTCATCGTCTCCACCGGTGCAAGCGTCCGGCGCTTCGACTACCGGGACTGGGAGTACTTCGACGAAGAGCTCGCCATCGACGCCAGCGCGATCCGCATGGATCGGCTGAACAATGGCGCGGCCGTCTTGAACGCCCACGGCCAATGGGAACTCGGAGACCAGATCGGCGTCGTGGAGCGTGCCTGGATCGAAGGCGCCAAGCTGATGGCCACCCTGCGCCTGAGTGCTCGCGAGGACATCGCGGGGATCGTTCAGGACATCAAGGATGGCA